TGCAGGTATCTTGAACTATGTCGATGAGCCTCTGTATAGAGAGCAAATCGGCAAAACAATCCAGGGTATGCTGAAGCACATCAAGTTGGTGCAACCAAATGGTGAGTGGCTTGTTCTTGAGTATGAAACTGACATTCGCAAAAACGAAGGCGGTGATCAGGCCATCATGTTGGCAGTAAACTTTGTTGACGCAAAGAACGAACAGGACATGCGTTACCAAAACGGTATTCCTGCAGTAGATGTCAAAGTAGATGTTTCAAACTCCAACAAAGAGTTGATTGAAGCGATCCAAAGCCAAAGTGCAAAGTCGGATGACGGTGAGTTGAAGGATCTGATGAAGCAATTTATTTCAGCTGTTGCAAAAAACGGACTCGCAGCACAACCAGCTCCATCTGAAGAAAAAAAGAGCGATGTATTGGATGAAGTTCCAAGTGATTTTCAAGAATGATAGGGCACATGACACAAGATGCCTGATCATTCTTTAGATGACATTGTTCATTCTATACAATCAGCGGTTATAGCGGCCACCGACATCGCAGAGCGCCATGAGCTTGATTCGATCATGAATCAAGAGTTCTGGCATCAGAAGGTAGACGATAACGGTGAGCCGCTGACCGATGACGACGGAAGACACATATATGTACCACGCATGGTCGTCATGGAAATCCCAATGTGGGAAGATGGAGTTCTGGTACGAAAAAGCATACCAGTACCGCTGCAATCGCTCACCACTGGTCAGAGCTTGCGGGTGGATACGCTCGAAGTGGAGATGTCTGTTGAGATATCAGGACTGAATGCAGATAGGAAAAAAGGTCAGTTGATGGTGAGGCCATGTGCAAACAACCCTTCGTGGTTCAAAAAAGAGAGCAATGCTGCTAAACTCAAGCTGATCTTCAAGGGCAGTGAGCCCCCAGAAGGTTATGCAAGAATCGACGATCAACTAATCAAACTGCTTCCGTAGGAGAGCATCATGGCAGATTCCGGCCTCGTTAAAATGTCAGACCAGTTTGGTGGTCTACCAATGGAACAACTCATTGGTGGTCCGCTCAAGGCTGCGTGTAACGCACAAACACTGCTTGCAAAGGCATCCAGCGATTTCATCAAAGATGTCGGCCTGAATGACGACGGTAAGGGCAACATGGCTGCACGGACTGTGGACTTTTCGTTCAACAAGCCCGTACAAGACGCTGCCGGAAACACAACGATGGAAAAGGTTGATCTGCAGGTTCCACTGCTTGCAATTATCAACACACCCAGCTTGTCAGTTAAAGAAGCAGAAGTGCGCTTTACCATGGAAGTGAAGTCATCGACATCGAGCAAGAACACTTCTGATAGCAAGGCCGATCTCACAGCCAAGGCAAAGTACAATGCCGGTTTATTCTCCTGCGAAGTGACTGTGCACGGTTCTGTGGCCAACCACAGCGAAAACACCCGTAGTAGCGACAACAGCGCCAAGTACGACGTGAAGGTAGTGGCCCGTGATGATGGCCCACCAGAAGGATTGAGCCGAGTTCTTGACATGTTCAATGATGCAATCGCACCTACCCAGGGTGCAGCACCAGCGAAGAAAGTCTAATCATCCACTTGACCCCCCACCCACGTCGCCTAATCCCATTTCGGGGGCTGAAATGGGCGATTCCTACCGGGTGGGGGGTTGAGTTTACATAACAAGTGTTATCTGTTAAATGATGATTGATCCACCTTTTATGGTGTTGTTCAAGATATGACTTGGATGGTCTAAGTCATTTCAAAAAACTCGTGGATTAAAACTTACCCATCCAGGTGTCACGACTTGGATGGGTTACTTTTTTTCCAGTAAGCGGTCGAGCTTAGTCACAATGTCGTTGTGTACTTTGGTACGAGTGATCAAAAAGTCTTTAGACTGACTGTCATTTGTATCTCGATACTCTTGGATGACCCGATCGTACCGCTCACGCATTTTTTCAGAGCGAGACTCGTACTCTTTACGAATTTCATCCAGTTGCTCCTGAAACCCTTCAACCAGTTTGTCCAGGCGCTTCTGCATTGTCATGAACTGATACACAAGGAAGGCCGCAAAAATACCTAAGTGTCCGCCGCCAAGCAATGTGTCTATCAGGGCTTCCATCAAAAATCCGGTTCGTCAATCAGAGTATAGCTGAAAGCGTTGCCCCATTTATTGCGAGCTGCGTAGCAAATCGACATGAACTCTTCAAAGTCTTTGCTGTGACTAAACACCTGACACCCAGCAGACCACTTGTCTACCTGCGTCGATGCTGATCCAGCTTTGTGGATATTGATGCCATAATAGCCTTCAGTAATAGACTGTACATCAAGATCAATAACGTCGTCTTTATTGCCGTCCCGGTAAGTCTTGACCGTACCGTTCCTTTGGCAGAGCGCGTCATACTGTCCCTTGTGCTTATCAATCTTCCAAACAGATCGATATTGTCCAGGTACCAGAATAGCAGTTCCTTCAACGCGAGTGGGATTCTCAAGCCAATATTTTCCAGGCTCAGTTGTACACTCCCATGTACGGGTAATCCATCCCTGTTCGTCTTTGAATACCACGCACATGCGGTCATCAAAGCTGTTGGCTTTGTGATTACGGTTACGAATGCCGATAATATTCAGGTTGTACTCACCTGACTCAAAAACGGTATGACCAAGAGAAGCCACATAATCAAGTAGAAATGGTCTCATGTTACGAGCTACACTCTGCGTTTGTGGCTTGGCAGATTTGGGCAATGTTAATGGCTTGTTTTTGCTGGTTGTCCAAAAGCTTTTGAACAATATCTTCCATCTTTTCAAGACGGTTCTCAATGCCTTCAATCTTAACATCAACCACCTCTTGCTTCCCCGCTTTAGATTCAAGGATCTCAACACGACGGTCGACCTCCTCAACATCAGAAGCAGCAGACTCAAAAGAAGCAAATGAAACCCCCGCAGCAAAAACTACAGTTAGTCCAGGTACAGCTAAATCCTTGAGTTCCATGGCAACTCCAATCATTGAGGCTCAATACAGTTATAAGACCCGAGTAGCTTATCCGTCAACTTGGACGGCTCGCATCGTTGCTTGTCTGTTTCACCAGTACGAATACACAAAGCCCACATACACTGCAATGACATGGGGTCTCCACCAACGTCACTAATACAGGGTGGTGGCATATCGGTGAGCTTGTCTGCAATAGAAGCTTCACGCTCTGCATCCGTTATTGCAACTTGCTGAACTTGAGAAACAAGTTCTTGATTACCACTGTTTAGCTCTTTAATGGCCTCAGTTTGAGCCTCAATCGCTTTTACACCAGCATCAGGCTTCAGACCCCACCCCGCACCAAAACCGACTCCCAGGGACGCTAGAACGGCCATTGTGGTTAGTGTTACTGGTTCCATGTGAATACCGCTCATTTTTAAGATGTAATTAGTTTTACAATAACTGGTTGTGAGGGGTCAGTTGTATTGCCAACTGCAGATCCAGTTACGCACCACATCGAAAGACCCTGAGTAAACGCAGCTCCACCAGGAATCGCATATGTAATCGTGCTGTGTGCAGGAGCTTTGAAAGTAAAGTGAGGTGTTCCAACGCCGTTTGCAGTTTGTGTAGCTGGAGTTGCTGCATTGTTGTCACGTATTTTTAGAAACGCAACAGTTGAGTTTTGCTCATTATTGATCTGCACCATAAAAATACTGCCAGTGGCACCAGTAATGTTTGTCGTAGCACCATTACCAGCATTACAATTACGGTCTAAGACGTACTTGCCTCCGATTTCCGTTATCGATGATGTTGATGTTGCAGTAGACATTTGTTCCTCAAGAGCAAACGATTTTTACATCGACGGTTGCCCCGTTGTTTGCAGTCAATGCAGTGTTATCTTTTGGGTCCTGGTTCAACGTACAAGCAAAACTCAGATTACTAAAAGGTAGACCATCTGGAATGTTGTACACCGTCGTTGTTGTAGCCTCTACCCTCAGAACCATATCCGCAATGGTTGTTCCCATCGTGACCTGTGCTGTATCAAAAAACTTGAAATGAGCTTGTGCGCTGGTCGAGTTTATTAGTGCTATTGAGTATATCGATCCAGGTTCAGATGTAGCGTTCACAATCGCCGTATTGTTGCACACGGTTTCACGGACCACCTTGTAGTCAAACGCATCTTCAAACTTGGTTGTCGATAGTGCCATCTAATCACTTACCCATATCAATCGTTCGACGAGTAGGCGTTACCTTTGGATCTTGATCCATAGATGGCATTTCAACAGATGTTGAAGTTTCGGTTTTGCCAGATTTCAACAAAATCGCTTTTTGAGCTGCAGACAATGTTGCATTGTTTTTGGCAAGTTTTGCATCGATATCAGCGAGCATTTCTTTTTCTTTCTCTGTCATACCAGGCATTTTATTATCCTACTCTTCAGGTGTTGAGGCTATAGATTTCTTTTCGGCTGCATCTACATAACCTTGGCCAAAAATGTAAGAAACAATCACAGCAGCAGAAAGCTGCAAGGCTTCTCCAAGTTCAATGTCTTGACCAATGTAGGCAAGGATCGGAGGAAACAAAGCCCCACAAAAAGCCGCAATGAACTTACGTGATGAGAGTTTAGATTTCAAAGTGTCCATGATGTCTCCTTATGTTCTTTTTGATTCAAGCCATTGCACTAAAACAAGGGCGTCATCAGCAGATGCCAAAGCAGCATCCCATAAATCCTTTTCTACCGTTCCTTTGAACCCAATCTGATCAAACTCGATTGTTTCGGTAGGAGATTCAGAAATAAAGTGTTCTGTCTGAACCTTAATTTCCGATCGTGAATTGTTGCAATCATCTTGTGTCATACTGCACCTGTACCGTCTTTTCCGACATTAGCGTTTACAAGATAACGCATTCTGCAAGTCACAACTGCTGGATCATTGCTTCCATCTGTCGCGTTTTCAGAACCAAAAAAAGCATACAAATATACTTGAGTATCAACATCGATCAAACCATTTGCATTACTCAACTCGAACTCACCGAGCGATCCAGTGCTTGTCTTTGTATAGTTGCCGCTTGCGTTCTTACCCAACCAAGTAATTGAGACAACATTGTCGTCATCTGTGTGTGTCGCACCAATACTTGGACCAACAAAATATTCTACAACAAGATGTATTTCATCTGCTGCTCGATTACTGCTGTCATTCGCGGCAACAGTGCTGTGAGTGTCTACGTCAGTTGTCTTGAACTTCACTACTCTTGGTCGAACCGTGCCACTAACGTCATCGTACAGCCACAAGCCATTTGTGATGTAGTGGTTTGAGCTGTCACCGATGTCTGCGTGTTGACCAAAGCCCATACCAAAAAAAGGTTGTTGCTTATTGGTTGCGTTGTCGATGTCACCAGTCGCAGAGATAACTTCTATCTGTGTTTTTAAGGTAAACGAGTCTGCAAAAGTAATTGGTGTGCCATCTTTGTTGCGCAGCGGAATTGAGTACACATCAGAAGTCGGCATCGTGGTTGCGCCACTTGAAATTACATCCTTAAATGTAGCTACGATCTCACGGTTTGCATTGACTGTTACATTTCCATCAAGCTGTGTAAGTGCGTGGCTTGTGCCATTACCGTAGACTACCGCTTCTGGATGAAGTGGGTCGAAGTCACGCCAGCCTTCAATATTCTTTTTTCTTCGCCCAATGTCTCGTCGCGCAAACTTTCCGGGTAATCCTCTCATCAGCTTGTACCCCAACCATTTACTGGATCAGCGTCAATCATATAACTGAATCGAAATGTCATCACACAGTCTGTACCGCCTGCATTGTTTGTCGCGTTTGAATCAGAAACTGCAACAAACAAGAACACCTGGCCAGTACCTGGATTGTTGTCAACATCATTTAAGGTTTCGTGCTGAAAAGCGACATTTGCTTTCTGAAAGTTGTCGCCAGAATCGTGATACGCCTGACATAAAATAGAGGCATTGTCCGCTTTGTCTGTATCAGGTCCAACGAACAACGTGCCTTCATAAATATTGGTTCCGTCGTCATAGCTTCCTGCCAAGTTGATTACGGTAAAACCATCACCGTCATCTTGCGTATGTGCGTACCTAAGCAGAACTGGGGCCTCATCAATATCTTCGCTTTCATCACTATCCCTTTTGTTTCTCCACCCAAAAGCCATGTGCTTATTTGTTGAATCATTAAAATCAGACGAATCGGCGCAGACTCCAATCAATATTTGAGGCTTTGGTTTGTCTGTTCCAGAATCACTCCTAGAATCTCCCGTCATGCTGATCAACTCAAGACGTAGGCGTAACGTGAATGGGTTGGCAAAGGTGACCAGGCGTCCTTCTGAATCTCTCAATGGCTTTGCATAAATGTCACCAATCTGTAGAGGGGAGGTGCTACTTGGCGCTTGATTGTGTGTTTTATTGTATGTGAC